GCCAGCAATCGCAATAGGGATAATTAAGGAATCAAATCTTTCCATTGATGATTGTAAGGCTGCACAAAAAAGGAGTGGTTCTTTCGACAAGCAGATGAGAAAGTTTATTAAAACTGAATTAGAGTAAAACAATACTGGAATGAGTAAAACATACGAAGAGATGTTGCATGATGCATTCTGCAAATGTATGCAGGAAAATCATGGCAAAGATTGGATAGATAGATACGACTCAGAAGAGCAGGAAAATATGCGTCGTGAGTTTTATTCAGGTGCAGAATGGTTCAAAAATCTATTCCCTATGATGTATTTTCCTCCTTGTACTATGCCAGAGGATAGAATGGGAATTACGAAATCGGAAGGAGAAGAAACTATAGTAGCTACTACTCATGACTATATAATCTTCTACAAACATCGGGGCTATGACATCGCTTATCGTGAATACTGGAAGGGGCATCACAATAATAAGTGGAGATGGAAAGTAAAATATGGTCGTTATGTAAATGATGATGAAATACTTTGCTGGATGAGAAAAGAGTTTTAATTCAAATAAAAAGTAGAAATGAAAAAGAAGAAGATAATCATTGTCATATCCTACGATTACGAGGATAAGAATACCGTCAGTAATGATCGGATTGCCGATAGGGTAAAAAATGACTTGTTGAAAGGCAGCAATCCCAAGCATGAAAAGATAGAATCTGTTACAGTAGAAGATAACTAATAACAAGATAGAATTGAATGAAACGTCCACAGAGTAATGGATTATTCGAAGTTGCAGGAGGTCAGGAGAAAGAACGTGGCTTCTGCTGCATGAAACTGATAACTTTCCTCTCTGCTAATAATGTAACAGATTGGGATGAATGGCATGGAGCGCATCTTTCTGCTATGTCAGGGAGATGTCCCTATGCTTCGCAGTGCCCGATTCATGAGAGAACGATAGCAGTAGTAGGTAGAAGACCAATACAATTTAGCTTATTTTGAATAATGACTAAAGAAAAGTGCATTTTATGTGGAAGAGAAACGGTATCGGTTATTAAAACTGGTACCGACTTTATGTGTTATAATTGCTATGCAGATCAGCGTAATCCTCCACGTTCAAAAGAAGTACATAATAACGAGGAAGCTCGCATACAAACAGAGTTTTTTAAACTTATTCCTCTATATTTCCCTAATATACCTGACAAACTTATATTTGCCGTTCCCAATGGTGGTAGCCGTCATGTTAGGGAAGCTGCTAACCTTAAACGTCAAGGAGTAAAGCCTGGTGTTTCTGATGTGATCGTACTTATTCCCAAAAAGGGTTTTGCTTCTCTCTGTATAGAGTTTAAAACGAAGGTGGGGAAACAATCAGAATATCAAAAAGAATTTCAAAAACAGGCTGAAAGTTGCCGTAATAAGTACGTGGTAGTCCGAAGCGCATCACAGGCAATCGAAGAACTAAGGAAATATCTTTTTTAGTAGAAGTGTAGTGGGGGATGCCAAATCTCTATGAAGTCGTACTGAAAGTTTTCTGCAAAAATAGATCGTATATTGAATGACAGAGAATAGTTGTCTTTTTGCTATCTTTGTTCTAAAATTATTTATATGACAATTGAAGAAGCAATTGCTCTTATTGAGCGAATAAAAGACCAGGTTGTCGGTGCTCCAGTTAAAGGTAGGCTCATTGAATCTTTGTTCATTGGGCCAACTAACTGGGATGAAATGCATGTCTTTATGAATATCAGTTTGCAAAAAGGAGAGGATGAAGCTATCAGCGAATTTATCGGAAAAAGTTTCTCCGTGTATGGCAGGTCAGTAACTTATATTAATCCGGATCTTCCGCGGTGGGATGTAACCGTGTTAGACGATTGGGAGAAGACTATTTATAATTGAAGAGGTAGCTTATTCGGCTACCTCTTCTTCATTTTTTTTAATTCAATCATCATTTTAATGCAAATTTACGCTTCACAAATAACTTACTGCGTGCAAAGTCATGGAGGTCAATTAGCATCGCTAGTCTCTTTATTTCCTGTTCATTTCTCAACACCTTAATTACTCTTGTAAAGTCTGAATACGTAAATCGCAACCAGTGACAGTAAAACTCTTCATCAATTATCCAAGGAACATCTGAATTAGTTCGATTACCACTCCTATAACAAGTGTACATGTGTTTAAGGATATCCTGTTCGAAATTCCACCGATATTCCCATTTTAACTTTTCTGTGGTAATAACCTCCATTTCGTGTAAGTATTCAAATACGTCTTTTACAGATACGTA